GCCTTGGGAACGGCGGCACAAAAGGCAGAGCAGACGGCGGTGAACGATGACCCGGCGGTGCACACCCCGGCGCAGAACGCCAGCATTGAGGAATACAAACAGAGCGTTGACCCAGGCCTTGCGGAATACGTGGACCGGGTGCGGGCGGGCGAAGATCTGGAACCCTACACTGTGACCGAGACCAGCGACAGGATGCGGGACGCCATGCAGCAGTTGACCGGCCTTGACAAGGTGGGCAAGGTGACGATGATGGATGCCAACGCGGTGAAACACATCACCAACCGGCACGCAGGCGGGGATGGCAGCGCCGACGGCACCATGAAGAACAGCGCGGACGTGGCGCGGGCGGCGTATGTGCTGAACCACTTTGACAATGCGTATCTGGCAACGCGAAAAGCGGACGGATATTATACCGGGAACCGCAAAAAAGCACCCATCGTGATCTTTGAGAAAAAAATAGACGGCTCCCACATTGTTGTGGAAGCCGTCTGTGATACAAAGAAGAGCCGAAACTTTATCGTGTCGGAATATTTATCTTCTGTAGGAGTACCGGAAAAAGAAATAGCGAAAGCTCTGCAGCCCTCTATGGATGCCGTTGCCGACCCCAGAGACACGTCCGGAACGTTAAGTGCAGTTACTTCCGCCGACACAACTGTATCACAGCGGGCGGGGGATGTCAACGGGAAAAGCGTGGAAAACACCGGGGAAACGGTGGAAACTCCAGCAGTCTCGCATTCGCTCGACAGCTCCCGCGGTGGGGGAGCCTTTGCACAGCAGGCGGAACCGGCAGCCCTGCGGGAGACGGCCGGGCTGGAAGTGCGCAGCGAGGGCGCGCAGAAGAGCAGCGTACAGCGGGAGCTGCTGCGCTGGAAGGTGAGCGAGGGCGCGGCACAGACGCTGAGCCGGAACATGCCGACGGGCATTGCGGACGAGAGCCGGTATGCGGCGGCGGCCTCCAGCCTGTACCGGCTGGGACAGATGGAGGACGTGACCACTTTTGACAAGGCTATGGAGCTGGCGAAGGGTATGAACGGCCTTGCGGTGAACACGGACTATGTGCTGGCACAGCCCGGCGGAGAAGCGGCGCTGAAGATCGCGTGGCTGCAGGGCAAGGGCGAAGCGGAAGCCGGGGCCGTGCAGACCGGGACACCGGGCGGTGCGCTGAGCGCAAAGAGCGTGAGCGGCAGCGGACGGGTGCTGTACAAAGGCACCATGCGCACGGCAGACGAGGTAGCCACAAAGCTGATCGAGCTGAACGCGCGGGCGACCGACACCGATGCGGTGCTGAAGGCAGTGCTGGAAGGCGATGAGCGGGTGAAGGCCTATGTGGACACGGCTGCCGGACAAATCTTTTTTGCAGACAGCGCGGGAGACGTGTTCGGCACCGTGCTGCACGAGGACTGGCACTGGTATAACGCTTTGGACACTGAGGGCGCAAAGGCTGTGCAGCAGCATGTGCTGGAGTATCTGGCCAAGAGCGAGGGCTTTGAGAACATCGACGAGCTGATCCGGAATAAACTTTCCGACTACGCACAGCAGGGCCTGACCTACGGCGAAGCGGCCGAGGAAATGGTGGCCGATGCGTGGCGCGGCATCTTTGACAGCGAGGAGAGCTTCAAGCGGTGGGTGGAGTTCCAGCGCGGGCAGGCGGAGAAGAACGCAGGCCGGGCGGGGACCATCCGCAAGGTGATGAACGCGGTGAAGGACCTTTTGAGCGACATCGTGAGCCGGGCAAAGGAAGTGCTGGCGAAGGACCCGGAGAACCGGGCAGCCCTGAAAGCCCAGCGACTGGCGGAAGCCGAGAAGCGGGCGCTGCAGGAGGAATACTTTGCCCACGCGGAAAAGGCCATGGACGCCCTGCGCGCGGCAAAAGAAAACGCCGCAGCCCTCAAGAGTGAGGGTGCGGCGCAGGGGGTGCGGTTCCAGCTGCACGAGGGAAAAGATTCTCTGGTGGAGCAGATGAACGGCCATCTGGACGAATTGGAAGAAATGAAACCGGTGGCGACAATCGAAGGAACAGAGGTGTCTTTCGGAAAAACGCGAAACGAAAACATTTCCAATGTTGAAGAATTCTTTGATTCTATAGGAAACAAAGTGATTCGTGAAAACTTCGGAACGGTGGAGTTGACAAAGAGCGGTGCACGTGCAACGGTGCAGCATGGGAACAGCAAAGCAAAACAGGTTGCGGTTGCTGCAGTCCCCGAAGTAATTCAAAAAGGAAAGCAAATCGGGTATGAGCAAAACTGGCAGGGACGAGGGTATGATACTTATGTCTTTGCAGCGCCCGTCGAAATTGACGGAACAAAGCTGTATGAAGGCGTGATTGTAAGAGAATACACCCGGCAGAATGGCATGAAGAATTTCTATGTTCATGAGGTATGCTGGACAGATGGAAGCTATGTGACGTTTGACACTGAGGGAAATATGACAAAAAAAGAAGATACTCCCACACAGCTCCCGAAAGCTGTGCGGAGCACCCTTGCGGATGCTCAGGAAGTATCTTCTGACACTACTATAGCACAAACCTCTGCCAAAAGCAAGGAAAACAATGCAGCTGTGCAGAAAAATGTGCGCTATCAGCTGGCGGAGCAGGATGAGCTGGCAAAGCTGCGCACCGAACAGCAGCAGCTGACCAAGCAGCGCAGTGCCCTGAAGGAAGAACGCAGTGCATGGCTGAACAGTGCCGAAGTGCAGCGGATCGAGGCAAAGAAAAAGGCGCTGGGCGTTTTTTCCGCAGAGGGCAAGGCCTACCGGGACAGCGCAGAATACCAGGACTACCTTGCAAAGCGCAAGGAGTACAACAGCCGCCTGGCCGCGCTGGAAGAGCGGGACAGCGCCCTGACGGAGCAGATGAAAGCAGCCAATGAGCGTCTGCAGCAGCGGAAGGACGCCCAGGCCAAGGATGCACAGAACGCCTACAATGCCAGAGCCAAAGCGTACGGCGGCAATGCGGAGTACCGGCGGATGTTGGCGAAGGAGCAGTTCGGCGTGACGGAAGAATTCCGGCGGGCAGGGTACATTCTGCCGGACGGCCAGATGCTGGACTTTGCCCAGAATGACCGTAGCCGGGACACCGACCACCGGGAAATTCTGGAGGTGTTCGGCCCGGCGGAAGTAAAGACCGGCACGGAAGCACTGAACGAGTTTTTGCTGGACGGCAATGTGCGCGTGATGGCAGAAGCACCGGGCATTGACCTTTCGGCAGACACGGAACCGACTGCACAGCAGCTGGAACAGATCCGGAACATGGTGGAACAGCTGGGCGGTGAGCGCAGGCAGTTCACGCTGGATTTTTCTACAGCAGACGGGCGCGTGGCGGCAAGCAAGGAATACAGCGGGCGCGTGGACGCAGACAAAGTGGTGCGGGAAATCCGGGACTATTACAGGACCGGGGAGCTGGCACAGGAAAGCGAGTTGGCAAGATTCCGCTACCAGCTGGCAGAACAGGCGAGCCGGGACGCGAAGCGGAACGAGCAGCAGCAGGCCAGCCGGGTGATCGCGGAGAAGGCGGCGGCGCTGGACACACTGAGCCAGTTTTTTGGGCTGACAAAGGGCGTGAACGTGAGCCGGAGCGCGGTGGACGAGCTGGCCGGGCGCTGGCTGAAGGCCAACGGCAGCAAGGCGGACCGGGCAAAGCTGGCGCAGGAGACCGAAGCGCTGGTGAACTACCTGAAGGCGGACGGCGCGGACATGAACAAGGCCGAAGCGCTGGCCGAGACGCTGGCAGGGGAGATCCAGGACGGGGCAATGTACCGCAACAGCGAACTGTGGGACGAGTACCCGGAGCTGCACAAGCTGGAGTACACCGTGAACAGGAACGGGCAGGCAAAGGCCGAGCTTGTGAAGCGGTACGGAAGCTGGAGCGAAGCGGTGGCTGAGGCACGGCGCCATGGTGTGACATTGCGGCAGGCCGAGGGCGTGCGGGACGGCAACCCGGCGGAGCAGTATGAGAGCCTTGTGAACGATGACCGCGCCGTGGGCGGCGTGACCGATGGAGCCAAGGCGCTATGGAAGCAGGCCGCAGAGCAGGCCGGTGTGGCGGGCAGTCAGAGCTTCGAGAGCACCGAGTGGCTGGACGTGCTGATGAACCTGCACGATGCCATCAAGCCGAAGACCATGAGCCGCTTTGCGGACAAGGCCGAGTATGAGGATGCCCGCGTGGAGCTGGCGGGCAGGATCATCGGGGATATCATGCAGCTGCCCCAGCTGACCGATGCCAAGGCCATTTTTGAGGGCATCCAGCGGCACAACCTGGAAGCGGCGAAGGCGGCTGCCGGAGACGCGGCGCGGGCGGCCGAGGTGGAAAAGGGCCTACGGGGCGTGCAGAAGGTGCAGAGCCGGGAATTCAACCGACGGCTGGCCGAGAACCAGCGCACAGCGGACCGGAACGCCGAGGTGCAGCAGGTGAGCGAGCTGCAGAAGCGGAACGCGAAAGCGGAAAAGCAGCTGGACGCGAACCTGGAACTGCTGGGCGTGGACGTGAGCAACGTGGGCGATCTGAACGAGAAGCTGACCGTGCTGCGGGAGACCTACGAGCGGGAATGGAAAGCCGAACGCAAGCGGATGCGGACCGAACTGCAGCAGATGCGGGACGAGGCAAGGCTGGAGGTGCGGCAGCTGCGGGGCGAGAACGCCGACCTTGCCCGGCAGGTGCGGGACGAGCAGCGGCGTGCGGACAAGGCCGAGTACAGCCTGATCGTGCAGGAAAACGAGATCATGGAATGGGAGGAAGAGAACCAGCGGAAGGCCGAGGCCTGGCAGCAGAAGCAGGCGCAGCGGAACGCACTGGCCGCCGAGGTGGCACGCCAGCAGCGGGATGAGGAGATCGCCATTGCGAAGCGGGTGGCCGAGAAGCGGGTGCAGAAAGCGCGGGACGGCCGGAAGATGGACGAGCTGAAGCGGGGCATCCGGCAGGATGCGGCGGCGCTGAACCAGATGGTGCTGCGGCCGAGCAAGGGCAAGTATGTGAGCCAGCGGCTGATCGTGCAGGCGGCGGAGGTGGCAAAGATCGCCGACATGACCGTGCTGAACGACCGGGCTGTGAACCAGCTGACGCGGCTGCAGAACAGCATCCAGGCGAGCATGGGCAGCGAGGGCAGCCCCACGGCCATGACCACCGAGTGGGAGCAGACCGGGGTACCGAAGCTGATCACGGCGCTGCAGACCGACCTGACGGCGTGGAAGGATGCAAAGCTGGCCGACTTACAGGCAAAGCTGGCGGAAGCCGAGGCGCTGCCCTACAGCGAGAAGGCACTGGCCTTGCAGGAGCGGCTGCGTAAGCGGATCCGGGAGACCGAGAGCCGCACCTACCTGCCCATGACGGTGGACCAGATGCGGATGCTGAAGGCCATCACCAGCGCGACGCTGCATGTGATCCGGAACGAGAACAAGACCGTGAGCCTTGCGAAGGCCGAAGAGGTGAGCAAGATCGCGGACGAGGCAGCCTATGAGGTGACACTGAGCAAGGGCAACCACCCCGGCGGGGCGCTGGACGGGCTGCAGAACCTGCTGACCAAGTACAACCTGGACATGCTGGGGGCCGAGCGGGTGCTGCGGATGCTGGGCGGCTACAAGAACGGCGGCCAGATGGAGAAGATCGGGCAGATGCTGAACGACGGCCAGTACCGGCAGACGAAGATCACCATCGAGGGCGAGAAGCTGTTTGCGGACGTGACGGGCGCAAAGCACGCCAAGGAAGCGCAGGCCTTTGCCGGGCCGGGTGCGGACCTTGTGGACGTGGGCCTGAGAGACACGGACCACAACGCGGTGCCGCTGACCCATGCGCAGCTGTGCAGTTTGTACATGCACCTGCAGAACAAGGACAGCCGGGAGCACCTGATGACCGGCGGCATGGTGGTGCCGGATGCGCAGCTGTACAGCAAGGGCGACGTGGAGCAGGCCTACCAGAAGGGACAGCTGGTGCAGCTGGGCATGCTGAGCGACGGACACGGGGAAGCCATGGCGGACACCATCCTGAACACGCTGGAAGCGGCCATGACCGACTACGACCGGGCGTGGTGCGCGGACATGAAGGAGTTTTTTGGAAACTACACCACGAAGCTGATCAACGAGACGAGCCTACAGCTGGTGGGCTACAAGCGGGCCACCGTGCAGAACTACTACCCCATTGCGGTGGACAAGGCTGCACTGGCAACCGAGATCGACGGTGTGAAGCTGGACGCGACCATCGAAGGCCGGGGCTTTTTGAAGAACCGTGTGAAGAGCAGCAAGCCCATCCTTTTGGAAGAGTGCTCAAGCGTGGTGCAGCGCAGCCTGCGGGACACGGCAGCCTATGCGGGACTGGCGGCGCCCATCCGGGACGTGCAGAAGATCCTGAACGCAGGGGTGGAGACCCGGGACGGCGTGAAGACCCTGAAAAACGGCGTGATCAAGGAGCAGTGGGGCACGAAGGCCGTGAGCTACCTGGACGATCTGCTGACCGACCTGCAGACCACCCAGCGGCACCGCTCCAACGGCGTGAGCCGGATGCTGAGCACGCTGCGGGGCAACTACGCGGGGGCGGTGCTGACCCTGAACCCGGGCGTGGCCATTGCACAGGCGGCGAGCCTGCCGACGGCGGCGGCCGTGCTGGGCGGGGACACCATGGCGGCGGTGGTGCCCTTTGTGAAAAACCTGTCGCCGAAGCAGAAGGCGGCGCTGGAAGCGGAGATCGCAGAGCACGGGGACGTGCTTTTGCAGTGGCGGCAGCGCGGGACCGGAAAAGGCGAGCTGCAGAGCATCGGCAAGCGGGAGACGCTGGTGCAGAAGGGCATGGACAAGGTGCCCGGATGGCTGACCGGGTGGATCAACGGCATGGACGAGATCACGGTGGCAGCCCTGTGGGAGGGCAGCAAGGCCTATGTCAAAAACCACGCGGCGGAATTCGAGGGCGCGGGAGAGACCGGCAGCCCGGCATACTGGGAGGCCGTGAACCGCACCTACCAGAAGGTGATCGAGCAGACCCAGCCGAACTACACCGTGATGCAGCGGGCAGGCATCCAGCGCAACCCGGACGAGATGGTAAAGACCTTTACGATGTTCACGACCCAGCGCTTCCAGAATGCGGGCATCCTGATCGACGCGGTGGGCGACTGGAAAGCGCAGGCGGCGCGGTACAAGGCGGACGCCAGCGACGCGAACAAGGCAGAGCTGCAGCGGGCGACAAAGCAGCGGGACCGGGCCATCCTGAGCCAGGCGGCGCAGGTGGCGGTGTTTGCCATGATGAAGATCGGCGCGGACTTCCTGCTGCACCGGTGGGACCGGGAGCAGGACGAGAACGGCGACGTGACCCTGAAGAGCATGGTGAGCCGCTTTTTCTCGCTGTCCACCGAGAGCACGATGGGAAACTTTTTGTGGGGCAGCGAGCTGTACAGCCTGATCGACAATGCCATCCAGGGCAAGGATTATGACGTGATCAGCGCCACGAACATCAGCGCGGTAAACGACATGGCGTCGGATGTGGTGAAGTTTACGGCGGAGCTGAAGAAGGACACCAGCGAGATGGACGAGGCGGAGCTGGAAAAGCACCACAAGAAGCTGATGGAGAAGGGCATGGCCCTGATCGAAAACGGCTTTGAAATCGTGGGGGTGCCCTACGGCAACGGCCGGAAGATGGTGGACGCAGTGCGCGGGTACTGGGACGATGCGCAGAACGTGGCGCAGGGCGGAAAATTTAGCTTCAACAGCCTGCCGGAGAGCGCGACCGGGCAGTATGACCGGCTGTACAATGCCTATGCCAGCGGCGACGCGGACGAGGCACAGGCGGCGGTGGAGAAACTGGTGGCCATGGGCAAGGAGGATGAAATCTACAAGCAGCTGAAAACGCGGCTGGTAAAATACGACAAAAAAGTGGAGGCTGCGGCAAAAGCACGAAATGCGGGAGACGATGAAACCCGCGTGAGGCTGACACAGGAAATCATCAGTGATGTGTATGACGTGATGGGAATCCGGAAGAATGTGAAGGAGGATGCAGAAAGGAGAAGTAAAGTTATTGACATGGTGACAGGAGATAACCGAGACGGAAAGGGAAGCGAAGGCGCTATCAATGTTAAAGCAGATGCGTTGCTGAAGGGCGACGCGGGCGACATGTACGCGGACCTGAGCGAGGCGGTGGACAGCCGGAAGGCGCAGGACGTGCAGGCCGAGTACGACCGGCTGATGAAGGCCGGACGGACGCCGAGCAGCGTGAAGAGCAAGCTGACCGAGCTGGCAAAGCCGGAGTATCTGGCGGGCAGCGATGCGGACAAGCAGCAGCTGGCCGACGTGCTGCTGGCCCTGACCGACACGGACGGAAACGCTCTGTACACGGAAAAGACCTTTGCACAGTGGGAAAAAGCGGCGGAGAAGGCAGCACAGGCGGAACCGGAAGAGGACCCGTATGCACTGCTGCGGTGACGACCAGATGCCAACCAAGTGCCAACCAAGTGGCAGCCATCCGGTGACGCTTTGTCACCAATAGAAAGCACCCCGGCGGGCAAGACCTGCCGGGGTGCTTTTGTAAAAGTACACGGTTTTTTGCGGGGCAGCGGGACGGTAGACTGGGAGAAAAACGGAAGGAGGAAAAGACCATGCAGGTAAGGATCGTGGAAAAGCGATTCGGCGGGGTGGAGTTTGCCCCGGAGATGAAGGTGCTGCACCTGGGCGGGCAGAGCAGCGCGAACGTAGAGCGGCTGGAATTTACCCTGCCGGAGAGCTGGCAGGGCAAGAGCGTGACGCTGCACATCCAGCGGCAGGACGGCACCCTGCCTGCCCCCATCCTGCTGGACGAAAACGCCAGCTGCACGGTGGGCAAGGAGTTCACGGCGTCGCGGTGCGGCAGCTGGATGCTGCTGGCCCTGGGCGAGGACGGCTTCCGGGCGCTGACACGGCCGGCAAAATACGACTGCTATGAGACGCTTGCCACCGACGGCGACGCGGAGATCAGCCCAACACAGTACGAGACCTTTGTGGCGCGGGTACTGGCGTACTCGAACAGTGCGGCGACCAGCGCGCAGGAAGCGCGGAACAGCGCAGGTGCGGCCGCGAAGGATGCGAAGAGAGCCGAGGCGGCACGGACAGAAACGGTGACGGCGGCCGGACAGGCCGGGGCGGCACAGAAAGCGGCAGAAAGCGGCGCAGCCCGGGCCGAGGCGGCAGCCGATCGGGCGGAGAAAACGGCACCGGCGGACGGGCCGGTGAAGAGCGTGAACGGCAAGGGCGGTGTGGTGACCCTGACAGCCGGGGATGTGGACGCAGTGCCGGAGGACAGTGCGGGCTATGTGAAAAGCATCCAGCTGACCGGACGGACGCTGACCCTGACCATGGGCGACGGCAGCACACGGACGCTGCAGACCAAGGACACCACGGCACTGGATGTGATGACCGGCGTGCTGGGCGTGGAACACGGAGGAACCGGAAAGGACACAGCCCTGACGGCGGCGGATGTGGGAGCCTACGGCAGGAACGAGACCTACGCAAAGACGGAGGTGTACAGCCGGGAGGAGACCTACTCGAAAACGGAAGTGTACAGCCAGAAAGAAGCCGACCAAAAATTCGGCACGCCTGCCACGGCTGACCAGCTAGGCTCCGTAAAAGTTGGCGCTGGCCTCGGCGTGACAAATGACGGCACCCTGAGCGTGACCAGCGTCAACGGCTTTACGGTCAAGGCGCAAACCACCGACCCCGGCGTGGGCAGCGCTCTCGACACAGGCACTGTCCTGCTGGTGTACGCATAAGGAGGTGGGCGCATGAGCATCTATCTCGGTGCCGGGAGCACGGCACACAAAATGTCTAAACTCTATGTGGGCGTGGGCGGTCAGGCCCGGCAGGTGCAAAAGGTGTACGTCGGCATAAATGGTCAAGCCCGGCTCGTCTACCAGAGCGGCACGCCCTTGGGAAATAAACCGGTTGGCAAAAAGGTGTTTTTTGACGTAGATAACATCCGTACAGAATGGATCATTGTGCATCAGGGTCTACCGGGCGATATGTACGACGCAAGCTGCTTTGGAACGTGGCTGCTGTGCAACTCCACAAGGTTCACGGGATCTTATAAATCCAGCGGTACCGGGTACGCGAATTCCGATTCACAAATATACCTAGAAGACACGTTTTTCAGGATGATCAAAGCGGATATCAAGCCGCTGATCAAGAAGGTGCGAATCCCTTATATGGGCACCGAAAGTTTTCCTATGGAGGAGGACCGGAGAGAGGGGGCGGATGGCCTGGCAACAAAGGTCTTTCTGCCCAGTATCACGGAACTGAATGGAGCCCTGACCAACACATATAAAGAGGGTGCGGCGCTGAGCTACTTTCGTACCGAGGCAACAGCCAGAAGAAAATGGTCCCGGCCTTACTGGACCCGGACGCCTACGAGCGGTGGATGGACTCCGAGTAAGGCGGCGTATGTTACCGCAGACGGGGCGTTAAAGGGTAACAGCGCAAAGTCCAGTTACAGCTACCGCCCAATTTTGGTGCTGCCGCAAGAGGTGCTTGTGGACGAGAGCGGCAATGTGATTGGATAAGGAGGCACTGTATGGACACTAAAATCAAGCCCGGTTACACCGCTCCGGCGGCAAAAGCCGATTACACCGCCATTGCGCAGGCCGTGAGCGAGCACAACGATGCCGCACAGCCCGGCCAGCACTACTGGGGCGTTGCACTGGCAGACGGCACCTACATGGTGTACGAGGCGGGCACGGTACCGCCCCCGCCGACCGCCGAAGAGCTGGCCGCGAAGGAAGCCGAGCGCAAAAAGGCCGAAGAGCGGGAGAAGCTGCCGGAGACGGTGGCGGCGCTGCAAAAAGAAAACGAGATGCTGAAACAGTGTCTGCTTGAAATGAGCGAGACTGTTTATGCATAAAATCACACAAAAATTAGAAAGGTTGGTATTTATGATGGCTATGTTATGGGCACAGGAGATCATGTCCGCTGAGACCGTGGAGGAGGCAAAGGCGCTGTATGAGCGCTGCCCCCGCCTGCTGAAGGAGAAGGTGAAGGCAATTCTCGTCAAGAGCGGGTTTGAAGAGATCGTACAGGAGGAGTAAGCGTGGAAAAAACCATCATGGATGTTTCCCGCTGGCAGGGCAGCATTGACTGGGCAAAGGTCAAGGCGTCCGGCCAGATCGGCGGCGTCATGATCCGCGCCATGGGCAACAGCGCCGACGGCAAGGCAAGCAAGCCTTACATTGACCCGCAGTTTGCCCGCAACTACGCCGAGTGCACACGGCTGGGCATCCCGGTGGGTGTGTATGGCTACTTTAAGGCCGTCAACAAGGCGGAGGCGGATAAGGAGCTGGCCTTGCTGAAAAGCGCTCTGACCGGCAAAACGCTGGGTCTGCCGGTGGCCGTGGACATCGAGGACAAGCTGCAGGCAGCCCTGAGCAAGGCAGCCCTGAGCGACATCGTGGCCCGCTGCCTAAGCGCGGTAGAGAGCTGGGGCGTGTACGCCATGCTGTACACCGGCTTGTATTTTGCGCAGACCAATTTGTACATGACCGACGCGGCCCTCAAGCCCTATGATGTGTGGCTGGCTGCATACCGCAAGGAAAAACCTGAACCGGGCTGGCCCTTTGGTATGTGGCAGTACACCAGCGCGGGCACCGTGCCCGGTGTGAGCACCGGAGTAGACCTCAGCGTGGCCTACAAGGACTACGCGGGCATCATCCAGCGGGCCGGGCTGGGGCAGGTCAGGGGGTGAGACCAATGCAGCAAGTTTTTGCCTACATCTCTGCCCACTGGATGGAGGGAGCCATCTGGCTGCTGGGCATCGGCTGGGGCTACCTGATCAAAAAGGTCACCGAGTACCGAACCATCAAGGACGGCCTTCTGGCCATCATGCACGACCGGCTCTACCAGTCCTGCACTCACTACATCCAGCAGGGCGGCATCGACACCGCAGGCCTGAAAAACTTGGAGTATCTCTACAAAAGCTATCACGCCCTGGGCGGCAATGGCACGGGCACCGAGCTGTACAACCGCGCCAAGGCCCTGCCCATCCGTGACTGATACACCCACACAAGCCCGGCAACGCCGGGAGAAAGGACAAACCATGAACAACCTGAACAACAAGATCTCCGCCGGTACCATCGCCCGCACCGCCTGCCTGCTGCTGGCCCTGACTAACCAGATCCTCAGCGCCTGCGGCAAGCCTGTGCTGCCCATCGAGAGCGCCACCGTGGAGCAGCTGGTCACCGCTGGCATCACCACGGTGGCCGCGCTGATTGCCTGGTGGAAGAACAACAGCTTCACCACCGCCGCAATCCAGGCGGACAAGTACCTGGAGGACAAGAAGAGCCAGATCGGCAAGTAA